ATATGCGTGAAGTGTATTACCAAATATAAGATGTTTTTGATTTTCATAAGATTGTAACCATTCGTTACATTCTTTCATAGTTTCATGTTTGACAGGAGTCACAAATCGACCATCAAGACTTTTATGACTTGTCGGTTTACCAACTCTCATATACATGGTAGGCGAATACTTTACTTTACGATTCGACCTCTCACCATTATTGACTTCTCTTATAAGAAGGTTGTTACCGTATCTAACGACATTTGTATAAAACTTCATAATATAAATTTACCATAATAAAAGGGGTTTGTCAAGAAAGTATATCAATTATCCTCTTGGTCAAATCTCTGAACCAATCTGCACCATGACCTCTGGTTGTTTCTGCAGCTGTACCTATTCGAATACCAGATGTTTCTACAAAACTTCTAGGGTCATTTGGTATTCCATTTTTGTTTACAGTTATTCCATTATCTTCTAGTAAATCTGCAGCTTCTCTACCAGAGTATTTCTTATCACTTAAATCAACCAACATCAAGTGACTATCTGTACCACCAGTCAATACATTAAATCCATTATCCATAAACACTTCACTCATAACTTGTGCGTTATCTATGACTTGTTTGATGTATTGTATAAAGTCTGTGGTATTTGCTTCTTTGAATGCTTGTGCTTTAGACGCAATCATATTCATTAGTGGGCCACCTTGAGTGCCGGGAAATATCGCAGAGTTTAGTTTCTTTGTGTACTCATCATTATTCCATAGTATAATACCACCTCTTGGGCCTCGTAATGTTTTATGTGTGGTAGAAGTAACTACATCTGCATAATGTACTGGATTAGTATAATGTCCACCAGCAATCAATCCAGAGTAATGTGCCATATCACATAACAGTATTGCACCGACTTCATCTGCAATAACTTTAAACTTACTCCAATCTATTAGTCTGGAATATGCACTTGCACCAGCAACAATCATTTTAGGTTTAAGTTTCTTTGCTTGGTCTTCAATCACATTATAGTCTAACCAACCATCATCATTGACACCATAGTAATGTGCGTCATATATCTTACCAGATATGTTTGGTTTAGAACCATGACTTAAATGTCCACCAGATGCTAAGTCCATTCCAAGAATAGTATCGTTTGGTTTTAGAAATGCTTGATAGACAGCTGTGTTTGCGTTTGCACCACAATGTGGTTGAACATTTGCATGAGAACAGTAATATAGTTTTTTGACCTCATCTATTGCAAGTTGTTCTACTTCGTCCATGTACTCACAACCATTGTAATATCTCTTACTTGGATATCCTTCTGCATACTTGTTTGTGAATACTGAACCACACAAATCCATTACAGCTTGACTTGCAAAGTTTTCACTTGCAATTAGTTCTACTGTAGTTTCTTGTCTTTTGATTTCTTTAAGTAGTATATCTTTTACTTGTTTGTCCATCTACAACTTAAGTGCCATCTGAACGTCTTCGTTTAATAGTTCTTGACTACTGTCGAAGTGATTATTAATTACACCTAATTTATCTTCTGCTTCTGCAATCTTTCCAAGATGTACATCTAGTTCTTCTAGGAATTTTGAATGTTCTGGAATAGAGGTTGGATTATTTAACATAACTTTAATGTTTACTTTTCCCTCTTCAATCTCAGCTTCGTATTTCTTTTTTAATGCGTCTAATATTATACTCATAGTTTTCTCCAGTTTTCTCTATTTTTAAATGTTTCAATAACTTTTTTGTGAATGTTAACATTATTTAATTCACTTATGTGTGTGGTGCCAGGCGAACTATTTACCTCTATAAAATATGGTGACTCTTTTTCTCTATCCTTTGATGGTATAAAATCTACTCCTACCCACATTCCGTCAACTTCTTTTGCAACTTTTATACACTCACTCTTTTCTAATTCTGTGAGTTCTATTTTTTCTGGTTCATTACCCTGACTTATATTACTTCTAAAATCTCCAGTAATGATTGGTCTTTTTAATTGTCCAACCACTTCACCATTTAAAACCATGGCTCTAACATCATAAGGTGTTTTTATATACTCTTGTATTACCATTCTCACATTTTCATCTATCTTATTAATTAACTGCATAGTTGAGAGTAATGCTTGTTTTGAGTCTATAAAAATAACACCAACTCCCTGTGTACCAGACGCACTCTTTAATATCATAGGATATTTGCCTCCAATATTTTTTATTGGTGTGTCAAGATTTTCTATATGTGATATTAAATCAGTTTTGGGTTGTCTAAAACCACTTCTTTCTAATGCAACATAATTAAACCATTTATCATCACATATCATATGACAATACCTTGAGTTAACAGTTTTTACACCATGTAACCTTAATTGTTCTAGTAAGTGATATCCTCTACCTATTGCAACTCTAACAAAACAAATAGTGTTCTCTGGTGAAATTTCAAAACCCTCTTTGTCGTGTATTATTTTTTTATCTGAATTTTTAGTCGTGGTCGCAGATACAACTTTTCCCTCTTCAACTGAAAAGTTATGAGCAACTAGGCTACCTTTTCCATTAAGTGTAAGATACCCCCCATCAACATTCAACTGATAGGTATCATTTATACCTAATTTTTTTGCCTCTGCAACCATCAAATCACCAGTTTTATTAGGGTCATCTGGTGTATGATGAATTAAATTTACAAACCTATAAGGTTGTTCATTCTTCTGTTCTGAAATAAAGTCGGAAAATTTATCCACTGTTAGTCCTCTTTCTTTTTGCCAATATTATACTTTGTTTCTAATGTCCATTCGTCTTTATCTTTAAATGCTAATATCTTAATCTGACTCAGAGGAGCTGCAGGCTCCATACTTCCTTTTACTTCTACTAGATTCCAATCATTTAATAATTTTGCGATTGTGTTTCTTCTTGCAATATCATTCTCTGATAGATTTGTTTCTTTACCATCTAATGCAAATAGTTCTTTGAAATGTACGATATAGTACTTACCTTGCTTGTGCAGTATATGACAAGACTGATATAACTTTTTTTCTTTTCTGGAGGCAACACCTATACGAGATAGTGTTTCTCTTACCTTAAGGAAATCGTCTGGTTCTTTTAATACAACTTCCAACATTTGGTCTTGCGACCAATTAATAGTTTTTTCCATGTCTTCCACCTTTATTCAATTTCTTCTTTATATATTTAATCTGTTCATTATTAAGTATGGTGAGTGCAGACCTAGCCTTTTCATTACTATATCCATAATACTCTTTTACATACTCTATATCACTTATCTTCTTAGCTTTCTGCCAAGGAGAATATCTATTCATTCTTCTAAGACTATTTATCAAAAAATCAAACTGAAGTTTATTGTCTAGGTGTGAAAGTCCGTTGACTTCATTAACAATTAAACAAGTTTGCATATCAGATGGTGCAAGACATTTATTTACAATATAGGCTGGGTATTTCTTTTCCCAGACTTCATCTTCAGTATCCATCAGTTTTTCTTTAGACTGATTGATTGCTTTTAGATATTCTTTTAATTCATAACTCATTTGAATTTCACCGTAGACATTAATTCAGTCATACAAGCCAACATATTTATTTCTTGGTCTGCAACGAATGCCGACTGGTAAGAATATTTTCCAATGAGGAGAACAGCATGAGGAATAGTACTACCATCAAGATAATCATACAAAGAATCATAAACAAGACGGTACATACGATTTGGGTCATTATCCAAATTATTAACAATCCACTTTCTAACAACTGTGAACTCTTTCTTTTTAAGTGCGTCCATAAGTTCATTTATACTTACCTCCGATAAATTAACAAGTATTCCAGAATCTATTTGACCAGAAGCAGAATACTTTTGCATTTCATTTAGAGTTCTTCTCCAATCTGGAAAGTATTTATTAATCAGTTCTGCAACAACCTTTTCATCATATTTAATAGACTCTTGCTCAAGTATATTCTTTACTCTTTTAAAGAACGCATTTGCAAGTTGTGGTTTTTCTTTTTTTGTTATTTTAAAATCAATACTACCACATCTAGAGTGCAATGGTTCAATTAATCTGTTCTTGTAATTACAAGTAAGAATAAAACCACAGTTCTTATGAAACTCTTCCATGAACCCACGAAGTGCAGGCTGTGTTGATTGAGGATTAAGATAGTCAGACTCATCTAAGATTAAATACTTACGACCACCTTCAAGAGAACTTGTAGATGCAAAGTTTTTAATCTTAGTTCTGAGAACATCAATACCAGATTCTTCAGAACCGTTTATCATCATTGATGTTGCACCTATCTCATTTATCATAGCATTTGCAACTGTAGTTTTACCTACACCAGCACCACCAGATAAAATAAGATTAGGTATCTTTTTATCTTTGACAAACTGTTTAAAAGTTTGTTTTAGATTACTTGGGAGTATGCACTCGTCTACCTTCGTTGGACGGTACTTCTCCACCCAGAGAAACTTTTCCATGTATGTTCCCCCTACGCAGAATATGTTGATTCTGGTTCAAGTGCAATCCAGTATTGTGTCTTTCCATTTTTAAAAGTACTGATGTTCTTAGATGAAACAGTTACATCATAAGAGCCTGGTATCAGTTTTAAGTTCTCTGTTTTGAAATAAAACTTATATGTTCCACTACCTTGTGCATTAACATTTGTTGAATAACAGTTTCCACTGTCGTTCTTTTTATCTCTTACAGTAAGTTTGTTGTTTTCTAAAAGTAAGTCTGGTGCTCCAATCATACCAGCTGACTTTGATAGTTTAGATAACATCACATCATCTAAAGTAAATTTTACTTCTTCACTAGGCATAGCAATATCTTTACTTGGTGTTGTTACAACACTTGGGTCACTATACATATACTCTAACGAATCACCACTACTACCATTCTCTTCAGTAATGACAACACTTGTATCTTTAAATGAAAGTATTGGTTCTTTAAACAAAGATAGACAACCTAAAAATTCATTCAAGTCATAGATTGCAACTTGTTTAGGAAATGTTTCTTCTACCTGAGCCTTTGCAACAATATTCTTCATTGCAGACATTGTCTTGATTTCGTTACCTTCTTTAATCACTAGGTTTTGATTTATAGACGCAAAGTTCTTTAGAACTTGCACTGTATTATTACTTAACTTCATTCACTTTCTCCATTATTTAAATGCATTGCGATTATACCATAATGTATAACCTTTAATAAGTCTGCTCTATTTTTACCATTCTTCTTTCCATATCGTTGAGCATACTTTAAAATATTACCGATACAGAAACCTTCTCCATGTCCAGAGTCTATAATAAACTCTGTCGCTTGAAACTTATTCTTATTATAGTGACCTTCGTAGGTTTTGTCAATATGTTTCTTTATTTCTTTTATAATCTTGTCTTCATCAAATTTGTACATAATATTATCTCTTTACGTTTTTAAGTGGGTTATCTCCTACTGCTCTTTTCGCACCTATCGAACCAAACTGTTTTCCAACTTCTGGTGAGTCGTGTATGTTAAAGTTTGCAGATAAAGTTCTTCTTTCTCCTTCACCAGAGAATGGCCATACCATGTGTTGTAACCAACAAGGAAACATAACTAGTAGACCTTCTCTTGGTCTTACAACGTGTTGTGTCTGTTCTCTTAGTTGATACAAATCTTTCATTGTATGAGCACCCCAAGAAAACTGTGTCCAACCATCAATAATACCAGATGCATTTTCCAAACTAGGAACATCTACTTCTGGTTTACTACTGATACACTCTGGAACTTTTAAGTAGAATATACAAGATAGTCCAGAACCAGTGTGAACGCCATGGTCGTGTAAAGGATTGTAATCTCCAGCATAACTGTGAACAGTCCAAGCCTCAAAACATTCTACTGATGACATTCTACCATAAGGTTTTTGTATAAACGATTTACCCAAGTTTTCTAAGACTTGTTTAAATTGCACACCAGTTTCATGGTCTTTCAATGGAAAGTCAAGTTGTGCAGATTTTTCTGTTTTCAACTGACCTACTAGTCGATTAGAATAATCTTCATTCTTTTCTGTAACGACAGTATCAATATATTCATTTATTTCTTCTACAAATACTTTTGGAAACTCTACTTCTAACCATTTTACAGCAGGCATAGTTTTCAATTTGATATTTGCTTGAAAGTCTTTTTCTGATAAATCAGTTCTAGCCTTTCTCACAGTTTGTCTACCCATTGAATAAGGTTGTTCTTTGTTAGATGATTTTCTATCATCTAGTTGTTTTGATAAATCACTCAGTCCCATCTAATAAATCCTTATAAATGTATGCTGGGTCAGTTACACTATATGGGTCATCTGGACAATTATCCATTTTACCTTCTTCTACCCAAGTCTTTTTAACTACACCATCATTGATTAGAGCTGCATATCTCCAAGAACGATATCCAAAACCTAGATTATCTTTCTTGACAATCATTCCCATTTGTCTAGTAAAATCACCAGAACCATCTGGTATAACTTTTACATTTTTTAATTCTTGGTTTTTTGCCCATGCATTCATTACAAACGAATCATTCACAGACATACAGTAAATTGCATCAATACCTAACTCTTTAAAATCATCATACATCTTTTCAAAGTTTGGTAATTGATATGTTGAACAAGTTGGTGTAAAGGCGCCAGGCAATGAAAATAAAATTACTTTCTTACCTTTGAAGTAATCATCAGTTGTTACATCTTTCCAATCAAAGTTTCCTTCATCATCTTTCACTCTAGTTTTAAATGTAATATTTGGTGTTTTAAAACCGTCCATAATTATTCCTCTCTAGTTTTTCTGTAGTGGTCACCACTTAATTTTTCTGTTGGTGACACGTTCATGTTACAAGAGAATGTTCTTCTTTCTCCTTCTCCAAAGAATGGCATTACACCATGTCTTAACCAAGCTGGAAACATTAACATTGTTCCTACTTCTGGTTTTACATATTCTTCTGTGATAGGTCTTAGTATGTTTATATCTCTCATACCATTTACACCCCATGTCAAATAAGTAAATCCATCAACTGCACCAGATGATTCGTTTAATCCCTCAAAGTGTTCTGCTGGATTACCTAACTTTTCAATCTGTGGTGGAACTTTCAAGTATAGAATACAAGATAATCCCATAGGTGTCTTAGTGCCGTGGTCGTGGACAGGATTGTAATCACCTTCGTAACTGTGTACAGTCCACATTGATTGCATTTCAATCTCTGACCTAATACCAACAACTCTGTCAATATATTCACTACCTAGCCTTGTGATAACATCACTGAACTGTTTACCTACACCTTCATCATTATGTGGGAAGTGCAATTGTGCAGACCTTTTATCGTGACTGATTTGACCCACTAAACCTTTTGAATAATCTTTGTTAGAAGGTATAATTGTATTATCAATATGTTCATTAATCTCTGACATTACATCTTCTGGAAATTGTATTCTCATAATGTTTACTGCAAGTTTAGGACGCATTGCAACTTGTAGACCGCCTGGGTTTGCACCACTGTCTTGAACATCTTTACTTGGTTGTGGTGGGTTAGGTTGTTGTTGTA